AAATTCACCATCACTTAACATGGCTGGAATATCATCAGAAGTTTCTGTGCCAGGTCCTTCTATCTTCCCATTCTTTTTAGGAAATCCACCCTCTGCTAGTGCAACAATACCACCCTCTGCAAATTTACTTACATCCTTAATAGCAGTTGGTTTATTAAAACCTTCATATGCTGTATCTGTAGTTACTTTAAAATCTTCATAAGAAGGCCCGCCTTTTGAGTCTTGGTCAAGTACACCACCGAGTCCAACTGTAAAAAGACCTAGTTTGTAAAGAGTGTTTGCATCAAGTAAATTAGTATCTTTTGGATCTAAGGTGTTACCTACTAATGATTCCATTCTCTTTCCTAATGCATTTTTGATAATTGGATCATCTGTAGTTTCATATTGGTTTTTGAGACTTATAAACTCATCACTATCTTGAAGTTGTTTTAAACGATCTGCACTGCTTGTTTTTTGAAAAACATTAAAAAGATCACCAAATGATTTGTCCATACCCCCTTTTATAAAATCTCCTGCTACTGGAATGCTACTTAAAAAATTGTCAACTCCAGGAATTTTTGAGCCTAAGAATTGTGTGCCTTTACCACCAACATAACCAAGTGCTGCATTTTTCAATGCCTCATCAGCTTCATCACCACGTGCTAAAGATCCTATTCCTGAGCCAAGAGCCGCACCCCCTGGTCCGCCAAAACCAAAGCCTATAACTGCTCCTACTGCTGGTAATATATCTCTAAATTCAAATGCCATAAGTTTTGCCTTTTATACTATCTATATTTATACGGAAAAAACTGTTATTATGCAATATATCAATATGAAGAAGATACTAAAAGTAAATGTAGAAGAACTAGATATTGTTCTTATCAAATGGGTAGATGCCTTTGATGCTTTCGGTGCAGGTTGGTTTGAATGGGAGGATATCCTAACCAAAGGTGTTTTAGCTAAGTGTAATAGTGTTGGCTACCTTTTACATGAAGATAAGGAAAAGATAGTTATATTTGGTGATGAAACAGGAGAATTTGCGTCACGTATTACTGTTATACCTTCAACTTGGCAACTTACTAGAGAAATATTACGTAAGGGTAAAAAAAAATCTAAGGGATCTTCTTAAGCCATTTATCAGGATTATCCGATTTATCATGATACCAAGTAGATTCACGACCATACATTACAGCTAAATGCACTCCTTTTTTATAATAATCGATAAGACCTTTTTTACAACCTTCAGCGACAGATTCCATATAATAATCATCCCCAAACAGTGTTCCATTATCTTTTAATTTTGGTAACCAGTTCATAACATCATTTATTACAGATTCATATTTGTGATCAGCATCAATCATTATTGCGTCAAAATATTTATTTTGAAATAACTTCACCGCTTCATCCGTTTTCATTTTATGTACTTTTGTAATCCAACCTTGATCAATGTAATCTTTACAATTTTCTTCAAATTGATCATAAAAATTTGTTAAATGATTATGCTCACCTGCGGTACCTTCAAAAGTATCTACCACATGAAATTCAAATTTTTTGTTTAATTCTTTGAGCCGTGATGCAAGAAAGATGGTGCTCTTTCCTAGTAAACATCCAAGTTCAATAAAGCGACTTCCTTCAGGCAATTTATGAGCAATCATGTCATAAGTTTCCATATAATTAAAATATCCTGGTACTTCAAACCAAAATTTAGTCATTTTCTCTCTCTCTTTCTATTTTTATTCAGGGAGGGTATGTGCTCCAGCAAATACATTGGGAGCTGTTACGTGAACATCTCTTCTTATATCTGCTTCTTTTGTGTCTGTATCTGGATTGTCAATATCTGCCTGACATTCCTCATGTGAATTATATTCTTGACCTGTTTTAGTATTAGTGACAGTTGTTTCTACTTTTGCACTATATACAGGAACTTTTTTACCATCGATCGAGTCATAACGCAGGATCTTTGGTTCATCTACAATCTTTGCCATACTCTATTTTTATAGGTAGAAAGCTAGGAAATCAATAGGTTTATTGTTGTTGCTAAATTATTGAGTCCAAATCATATGTATACCAAATAGCTAATACGAACCTTTTTCCTTTTGTAACAGGATTAACCCCATGTAGGTATTTTTTTCCATCAAAAAAAACAGTTTTTCCTATTTTAGGCTTTATTATGACACCATTATCAAATGCTGTTTCTCCACCTAAATATCCTTCATTCAAATATGTAATTGATGTCAAATTAGTTGACTCTCTAGCTTCATCAAAATGCATATTTTGTTTGGAATTTTCTTTCCAAATAGTAATTTCAATTCTTTCTGGAAAGGCAGTTACACCTCTTTTACCTAAAAAATTAGTTGTATAAGAAACTATTTTTTTTGTAAAAGGTAAATCATATTCTTGAAGTAAAAGAATATTAATGTCTCGAAAAGGAACTGCTTCTTCTTCTTTTGTTATTGATAGTTTTGTAAGATATTGACAAACTTCTTTATTTAAAAAATCCTCTTCAATTAAAATCATTTATTGCTGTTGCTTGACTTCTAATACAGATATATCAGAGGTGAGATCTGTTGAAGACGCTTGAATTTTTAAAGAGTCTCCACCCTCATACACAAAAGGACCATTAAGTTGTTGAGTAGATCCATGAGCTACATCAATGTTATTAATTTCTACGTCAGTAGAACCATTATTATGTGTTATTTTTGCATTAACAGTACCGGATCCTGAATCATTATGAAGAACTATCGTTTGAACTATAAAGGTTGAAACAGGTGTTGGAGGAGTTGCTGCCACATTTGCAACAGGGACTGTAAAAATTGTTATAGCTGCAGTGTTAGCTGCTTTTTGTGTAAACCTTTTAAATACATCAGCCATCTATCTAAAAAACCACGCTCTTCTTGTAGACTCCTCTTGAGTGTCTTGTGTATATTGAGTGTTCAATTGTTGTATCATTTCCTCCAATTGTCGAATTAGTTCAGCAGACTGTTGAGCATCGTACTCAGGTCTAGGATCAGGAAATCTTTGTAATATTAGTTTTGCCATGTTTTTATATTAAACTATATTCTAATCAGGAAAAGTTATAATTGTGTTAAAAGCAATTATTGTTTTTCTATCCCCCTGTTGTATCGTAGGTGATTTATGAGGCAAGAAAGCAGGAAAACTTAATATGTCCCCCTCTTTACAACTAACTTGAAAATCTTTAAATTGAGTTGAGGTTCCTTCTGAACATTCTAAAAAATATACGTTAGAAAAATGACATCCTGCATGTGTGTGCCAACCGTGTGTGCCATTCTCAATATATTGTTGAAACCAAAAATTAGAAATTTCAACATTAGGAGCACCTAACTGTGATGTCATATTTTCTAAATGTTTTTCTACAGCTTTGAAAAAAATAAATCTATATTCTCTATGCATATTCACAGGTAAATTCCAATCAGTGTGATAAAGTTTGCATTGTTTTTCATGTATTGGATTATTAGGAATTAAATTAATTTGGTCTAAAAGATTTTTTTTTATTTCAATGTGATTTTCAATCTTGCTCTTGAAAATAAAATTATCCATTATCTTCTACCATCGGGTTGTATATCAAAACGTTGTGTGCCTAGTCTCCAAGCGGTGCCTGTTGTATTAGAGACAACGTTAACTGTGAATTCTCTTCCTCTTCCTCGTAGGCTTACAAACTCTGTAGTATCGGTAAAGGTTGCTGTCTTAATGACACTTGTCGTATTGTTTGGATAATATTTGAATTCTAAATTCATATTTAAAGTACCTTCTTGATTTTGAATATCAGGTATTAGTTTTTGTACAAAAAGAATATCATTACCATCACCTATTTCTACAGATCCTGATTTCACGAAAGCTGTCATGGCTTGACCGTCTGCATTATTTCCTGTCTCATGTAAAAACATTTGAGTGGCACCATCAGTTAGACCAGAGATAACTTCATTGTTGGCCGTGGTCGTTGGTAAGTAGTCCGAGGCTACAGGGTTATCATAAACTTCTCTATCAATCCAAGTTGTTCTATCTAGTGTTCCTGTCCACCAAGTTTGCTCTAGATAGTTATAAGCCACTACTGCATTAATTGTGTCAGATCCTGTTCTAGGATAAAACCATAATACTTCATTGTACTCACCGTTGTGACCTACGAAAGCATTTTCAGATCCTGTTATATTAATATTGTCAAAAACAAACTGTTCTACAGTACAAGGTAGTTTTTTAACTGTACCATCAAAAAGATAAAAAGAATCTTGCGACATCCAATAGGCAACACCATTCAAATCAAGTCCTGCGTGACTACCAATGATTCCACAGTTTTGACCTAACTGTCGTAAACCAAAAGTAAAAGGAGGACCAATAAATTGCATTGAGTGTAATGATGTATCTGTCCATACAAGTATTTGACCTCTTGATCGCTCTGCTGCCACGATTCGTGATCCGTCAGCAATTCTTAATGAGCCAGCAGTATTTTCTGCTGTAGGTTGATACGTGGTAATATCTTCTTGATCTGAAAATCTTATAAGTAAATCATCTTGTGAACTTACAGTTCCAATTGTGTTTTCTGTGCCCATAAAAAGTAAATGTCTATCGGGAGTAGAAACTAAACTTATTCTGGATGCGGTTGGTGCACCTGATATAGCAGCAGCTCTTGTGCTTACACCTGTTGATGTGTCCCATCTAAAAGCACCACCATTTAAAACTGTTGCAATTAAATCTTCCCCAAAATTATCTAGCGACCATTGTCTCGCTTCCAAAGTAACATTAGAAGCAGTAGAAGGAGTGCCCCATGTACCAGAACCCCATGAGTCAGTGCCCCAACCAAAAGCTGAAGTAGATATCTCAGGACCAATAGTAATTTGATATTTAGCATTGCCTGATCCACCACCACTTGCTGTTGATCCTGAGGCAGCAGCGGTTGTTGTCACTACATAGGCATTACTATTAGCAACTGATGTAACTTCAAACTCTTTGTTCATGTCTAAACCATCGATAGCTGAAAAAGAATCAAAGGTTACAAAATCTCCTTTTTGTGCACCATGTCCAGTATCAGTTACTACCACTGAAGTTGTTGCATTTGTAGTAAAGGGATTAGTTAAAGCTTGTGTTTCTCTAATAGGGGTAATGTCATAAGCTAAGCCTTCTTCTATGACATAAAGCTTTCTATCAGTGCCAACAGCGTTGTATCGTGTGCCATCTAAAGCTACCCAAGCATGTTGATCACGAGCCACACCCACCAAAGTCGTGGAGATAAACTTCTCCCATCCTTTAATTTTCTGTGGCAATCCTTGAAAAAAACGTACATTATCACCATCTGTCCACTTGCCTTCGCCTGTGTAGTCGGTGACTTCTTTATTGATACCTGGAGCGGGTCTAAAATTTACTAATGGCATGACGTCAATATACTATATAATTTTAAAATTATTAGCTATTTTTTTGTTATTTATAGTCAAATACAATTGAATATCTGTGATTAAATTTACCTAGTATTGGAGGCATATTAGTTACAGAATGAGTAATTGATCCATTAAAAAATAGTATTGAATTTTCAAACGCTTCTAAAATCACACCATTTGGTAGCTTTGTACCAAATTCTGGATAGGGACTAATCAAATAATATACACAGGTTAATTTAACTTTTTTGTGATCATGCCAACCATAACGATTTTCCTCATTTGATAAATTTGCCCATGTATAATCTGGAACTGAATCACCCGAAATCTCAGAAAAAGCTTTTTGTAAATTTTGCCAATGGTTTGTATTCTTATATTGATTAAAAATATTAGGAGAAGTTTGATGAGGGCTAGTTAAAGAAACAGAATCAGGTCTATTAGTAAGTTCCCAATCAATATCTTTTTTAATTAATAATCTATCTTCATTATTTAAAATGTTAAATTTTCTAATGAATTCATTGTTATCAATAACAACTTTTTGTAAATTTTTACTCATCTTTTTTAGCTACTAAAGACCCAACATGACCTTTAAAGGCTCTATTACCAAAGTGAGTTAAAGGCATAGCTAAGTCAGCCCAAATTTCACCACCACACTCTTGCCATAAACGAGAGAAGTAGTAATCTTCAGATAAATATCTTATTTGTGGTTGACCTTCTTTTGTTTTCGTATTGTAAGGTCCAACAGCGAATAAATCATAACAGTTATCAGACTTATAAGATCCACCATTAACAATTTGATCCGACTCATATTTTCTTTCAGGAAACTTTTTCATCATAGTTCTAAATACTTTTCTTTTAACTAACATCATACCTGTGGCTGCTTCTTGCACAGGAAAAAAACCTCCCTCACCTTTTAAATTTAAAGGGTCATCAAAATTTACATTATATCCTAAGGCTTTAGCTTCTATTTCATCAGGTTGTGCGTCAGGGTTTTCTTTTAAAATGTCTTTAATTTTTTCAAGATATAAATGTTTTCTAGGGTAAATTCCACAAGCTATGTCTTTATCAACACATAATAATCTTTGAATATTTTGTGGTGTGAAACCAATATCAGCATCAATAAATAAAAGATGAGTAGCAACATAGTCTGTTTGATCCATCATCATTGATACGATAGTATTACGAGCTCGAGTTATTAAACTTTCATTACCCATTGTTTGTATTCTCATTGCAACATTGTTAGCTTGAGTCCAAGACTGTAACTCCAACAAGCCATGTAAGGTCGATTCAGTAAGCATACCGCCATACATAGGCATTCCTAAAAATAATTTAAAGTTTTGATCTTTTATTTGTTCTGGTTTAATCATTGTTACTCCTTATGATTTTTTGTAAGTTATCTAAAACAACATTTTTATTGAATCTCATAACACCAGGTGTATTGCTAAAAAGATTAATATTTTTATCATAACAAAAACGCTCGTGTACATTTTCATCATTCCACAATACAACTCCTTTTGTATTACAAAATCTGTTTGCTGACATGTGGTTTAAAGAACTATCAATTGCTACAAATGATTTCGCATATTTAATTAAATGAGCGTAGTTTCTGTAATCTAATTGAATGTCTAGTTGAGCAATATTATCAAAATGATTTTTTAAGGAAAACACATTAACTACGTTAAGTTTTAAGTCAAAATTTATTACATCAATAATTTCTTGAGCTTCCTGTCTAGTTAATGCTCTTGATCCAAAAAAATCTGTTTCTTTAGATCCCTCATCACTTCCAACAAATTGTACTAAAATAAAAATTTCTAACTTTTTCAGTAGTGGTTGCATTTCTTCCTCTTCTT